ATGAGAAAAGTAAAAGTATATTTTTTATTTGTCCTTGTAATCTATTACATTATCAACCGTATTCCGTCCTTAAATAATATCAGTGTTTTATATGATATTCTATTATATATATTTCCAGAATTTCATTATAAAATATTGAATAAAATAATCCTCCCAATATCTGAAAAATTACATAGATAATATCTTTAGAGGCATAAGCAATACAAACTTATGCCTCCGTCACAAATAGTAATTTAAGTAAACAAATTTCGTTTAAAAAACTACATTCATCTGCACAAGATAGTGGTATAACCAACGTGTCGGTATCTGGATATAGTCAATATCTATTAGTAATGTGCTATGGTTCCAATAATGATAATCCACTAGATTGGGGATGTTCTACCAGTAGAGGTACTACAGTACAATTAGGTCAACAAAGAAGTAGCAGAACAAGCGTCGCAGGTGCTTGTTCTGCATATATAATTAATGTTGGTGATAAGAATAGTGTAAATATATCTTGCAGATATCATAACAATGGTGCAACTATGATATTTGGAATTGAATAAGCAACATGATATGTTAAAAAACATTATGAAAATGAAATATTACTAAAGTATTTTATATAATCATATCCTTCAGGAGTTCCTCTCATATATAGTCTTATATAAGAATACTTAGATATATCATATTCTTTTTTACTAGATCCACCATCACCGATTGATTCCAATGTAACTGAATTAGTAAGACTACATTGCCTAGTGCCATATGGTATATTAACACCACTTCCTCCCAAAACAGCAAAACCGCCACTACCTATTCCACCAGTTCCGTCAAAATGTAGTGTTGAAAAATTGGAAACATCAAAAATGATGTTTGCAGTTTTATAATTACCGCTTCCTCCTGTTTCAAAATGTACTATTTTTAAGCTTTTACCACTTAAATTACTATTCTGTTCCGATGTAAACATACTATTCGTCCTCCTTTTCCAGCATCTGTTCAACGGTTGAACGCCACATTTCCGGTACGGCTTCCAGCTTCATTTTTCCTGCTCTTACTCTCTTATAAAATATAACTGCCATGCTTATGCCTCCGCTCCACTGAGTTTGTTTACCTGATCCTGCAGGTCACTTATTGTTTGTGCCATTTCCATTAACGCATTAATGAGATCTTCCTGCGATATCGCAATCTCTGCTTCTTTCTCCTGCTTTTTTTCCACTTCTGCTGCCTGAGCTGCTTTCTCATCCTGATCTTTATAATAAGCTGCCTCATCAAACTGCCATGTTGAGCCATCCCAGTAGTAATATGGCATCTTGTCTGTACTGTCCTTTGGGATTTCTTCCAGCACAGCATCCTCTTTATCAAGATGATACTTTTCCCTATGATTACTGTAATAATTTTTTTTATCCTTAACTGCAAAAGCTACACTGTACATCGTTTATACTCCCTTCTTAACTGCATAGATTGTTGGTATCGTAATTGCTGCTATCGGCTTGCTATTGGCATAGATTCGCACCTTACCGGCCTGTGAATTAACATATCCTGCAAATACACCATCCTGTACCTCTGCCGGCGCAAAGCAAACCTTTGTCGCGTGATCTGCCGTAATACCAGACAGGGTTATATCGGCTTTATATGTATACCCTTCTGCAATAATAGCTGCCTCATTGTCCAGCGCTGCCGTATATGTTCCCCATGCAGATGCTGCCACACTTGTGTTTTTATAAACCTTTACCACATCATTGAACGCATTATATGTCCTGTTCTCCAGATCGTTCATATTGGTGGCATTAAACATATCACCTGCCTGCGACTCTGTACCTTCCACCCTGGTAACATCTACCGTCTGTGTAGCTCCTGTCGCTACATTGGTAAGCTTACGTCTGCCTGCATACTCCACCAGTCTATCTTTCCATGTCTTTTTTACAAATCCCATCCTTAGATCACTCCTATCTCTTCTCCTGCAGCTATTTCTCCGCAATAATTAACGTTGCTTATGTTGCCAAAGTAAATTACATACACATCATGCAGTATCCTCTCAATTGCATTCCATTTCTTATAATCATTAAGCGGTTGATCAGGTACTTCCGGTGTGCCTGTATAAACCATGTAATTATCCCGGATGCGCTGCACGTTATCCCTGATTCTTTTGTAATCATTTGCACGGGGCAGTTCCCCTATTTCCCAGTTCTCATTTACAGATACTGAAATACCTATATATTCGGCTATTATCCGGGTATTCTGCTCAATCCGATTCAGGTCGGTTGCATTTATATAGCCTTTCACATTCCTTTGCTCCACATCCTGTATGGTCCTGTCGTAGATAAAATATGGTAGTACGTACTCTATTGTATCTGTATAGCTACTTTTGTTCCCTGCCCTATCTACAATATCCAGTTCCAACAGATATGTATTCTCTGCGCTCTGCTCTGCTTTTGTACTCCATGTCTTTCCATCTGCTTCCTGTTGAAATACAACAGCAATATTATTAACATATCCTGCCACATATACGATATTGCTTGGCAGGACAATATTGATATCCATACTATTCGACCTCCAGTGTGATAACTACACTGCCTGATACATTTGCAGGGTTAGGACTCATAATGACAGATTTTACGGCCGGTACTGTGGTGTCCAGATTGACTGTAAGCGTAATCTCTGTTGTCTTGCCTGCTGCATCCATGGCAGTTACCTTTATCGTATTTGTGCCCTCTGTAAGCACTACAGCCTGTGTAAAGGCACCTGAAGTATCTACTGCAGGCTCATATGTCTTTGAACCATGTACGATTGATACCGTGACAGGACTGGATGTCGTATCATTGGTAACGCCCTTAATAACCTGATTGCTCTGATTCGTAATCAATCCGCTTGCAGGTTCGCTGATCGTAAGTGTCGGAGGTACCGTATCAATTGTATACGATGCCGTAACTTTATTCGCAGCATTACCATCATTATCTGATGCATTGATTTCAATTGTTTTTGCACCATCTTCAAGCGCTGACTGCGGGGTATACGTGAAACGGTATCCATTTGTGATTGCTGCTTTGCTCATTCCTGCGTTACCATCTTTATATGTTGTGCCGGCCAGCTTAAGAGCTACCGTTGACAGCTTCACACCGCTTCCTCCGGCTTCATCCGTCACATCGAAGATAATTGGCAGCATATTGTTGCTGATATACGCCCCATTTGATGGCTGCACAAGATTAATAACCGGTTTTACTGTCTCTTTAACTATTAATCGTAACGCTGCCCCTATGGTATAATCTGTCGCATCTACAGTGGTAACTGTACCGGCGCTGTTGGTCGCTTCTACGGTTACCGGCCAGTATCCCCCGCTCTGATTATACGAAGTCGTTGCCGGTGCTGTAATTGTTCCTTCCCATTTTCCTGTACTACTGTTAAGCGCAAGATTCGACCATACACCATTGATTTTTACCCTTACTTTTGTAATTGCCATGTTACTACATACCTCCTATCTGCTGCCCTGCGTACAGCTCACCCGCATAATTCTTGTCATTGGTGTAAGTTACGTTCCTGTCAGATACATCCATGATTATTTTAATAGTTCCTTTTGCTGTCGTTGACGCTGGAGTTATCTGCACATGCTCTATCTCTATCTTACTCAAATATCTCCAACCTCCTCTCCTGCATAGATTTCACCTGTATAATAACTATCTACCGTTAACAGATAATATCCACGCAGCTGTGCTGTACTCAGGAATCCACCTGTAAGGTCCGTTGTTAGCTTTTCTATGCCTGCCACATAATTTCCATATGCTCTATCTGCATTTTCAACCAGCGCCCACTGTGTTGCTTTCTCACCATTGCTTACATACTTCGCTTTTATTCCAAGAGTCAGATTATAGTAGTCCAGTATCTCAGATGCTCTCTTTGCTGCCTGCTGTGCATTCAGGAGTGTGCATGTAAAAGACTTCGTTGCCCTGCTCTTTCCGGCTTCCACCTTTTCAACAGATGCAGTAACAGTAATATCTTCCTTACTGTACTGCTTACCTGTAAGTATCACCTCTGCTGCCTCAATACCTGTTACAGTAAAGGTTATATAATTATTCTTTACTTCTATTATCTCTCCTGTGCTTATTTCAACGCTCTGCGGGTCAACCGGCGACGATAACTCTATCGTGTATGTTCCCGGCTCGTATGTGCCCTTTGCAATCTGCTTACTTTCTGCACCAAGAGTATATTCAGGATATTTTACAGCCACATCAGATATATAATCGTTGTTCGTGGTAACAGTGCTGAATTTCCTGCTCCTTGCAATCGTGCTTGTAATTACCCTGTTCGTCCGGTATATGTTAAGGCTCTCGCTTCTGGAATCATCTGCTACAGCTCCGCAGGCGAACAGAACTTCACGGAGTGCTTTCCTACACGTCTGGATCTTTAACCAACCATAAAGCTTGCACTTTCTTACTTCATCTGTAACTGTATACTCTTCAATCCCTGCTGCCTGCATGATACTGTCGATCACATCGCCTGCCAGTTCTCCGTTATATACTTTTCCCTCACGGAAATTGTATTCATCCAGTCTGCCCTTGTAATCTGTACATGTCATTGTTGTCACATTCTTATCTGTCTTAAAGCTCTGCAGAAAGAATTTACCCAGCAGTATATCTGTTCCATCCACCTTCTCGTAACAAAGTGCCTGCTGGCCTGCCTGCAGCACCTGATGCCTGCCTTTTATATTGCCAAGGTTAAAATCATCATTCTCATCGATTAATTTGAATGTGAGCTTATTTATCGCTATCTTATCCGGTATTAACTGGCATTCTTCTACAAGTGAACCATCCTTTACCGGGAGCCCACCCTCGCCGAATATATATTCCGTACCATATTCGATGTATCTGAGCTTTACATATCTGTATGGCTTGGTTCTTTCAAATGTTACCTCTATTTTCATGTAATCTTTTACTTGGTGCTCTGCGAAATACGTCAGGGCATCAGGTTCAAAGACCACATTATCAGTCAGATATCCGTCCTTGTCATACCACTTAATACGCATTTGCAATGGATAATCATCCAGAAAATAGAACTTCAGACCAATGGAGGAGTGCTGCTCCTGGAATAATATTATGATCATAGGATCATCAGTAAACTGCCCATTTTCGTCTGCGCATGTGTCAGAGAAAAATACAATATCCTCCGGTGCATCCGGCATTTCTTCCATGCTGCCATCCAGTAAAAAGAAATCCTGTTCCAAAGTAGCATAATTTGCCGATTCAATATTCTCTTTCAACTGTGATATATCAGCAAATGGTTGATTGTATGCAGTTGTCGGCGTGCTGTCTGCTATCGCTGTAGTATCTTTCAGATCGTAAATGCAGCGAAATCCTGTCTTTGGCATACTGTCTGCCTCCTTTATGGTGTCCTGAATGGCTTCTTCATGGTAAACTTACAGGTAAGCCCCTGAAATGTTACCGTATCACTGTGTATCTTCATCATCTCATCAGATACCTTACTGATATATCCTCTGAAAGAAAAATCTCCCTTCGTACTTGGCAGCACAAAATCATGAAACTCTGTAGGCTCCGTAAGCTTATCAATCAGCCCTTCATATGTATCATCATCATCGATCACACCGAATGCCATATCATAATTGGCATATACTCCTAAAATTTCCCGAAGCAAATCGCCGTTCTCTTCGTTACGTTCCGCATACTTGTCCAGCACGTCAAAATTTCTCTTAACAGATACCAGAGGCACATCATATGTAATTCCATCAATTATAATTCCCTGTGTATATTCCATTATGTTGTGCCTCCAAATACATCAATGTCGTAGCCCTGTCGGTTCATTTCGTTCAAAATATCCTGTAAAGATAATCTTGCAAAGGTTTCACCGTCATAATTCAGGTTTATATTCAGTGTGCCGCCTGATCTTTCTCCTACTACATTCCTAACTGCATCCTCTATCGTGGATATTGGTGCCTCGATGTTGGTCTGTCCTACAGGCTGGTCGCCGAGGATCGCAGCAAATGGATTGCCGCCACGGATTACTGCACCGTTGGCCAGATATGGAATCTGTGGCGCTAATATTTTAGAAATATTGAATCCAAAGGATTTGCCCCCGAACTCCGGTACCCAGTCAGGCACTGAAAACTGCAGCGAATTTAAAGCATCAATTACTGTGTTAATACCTGAAACTACTGCATTTATCATTCGATTTATAAATCCAATTATCAGATTGATTGCATCTTTAACTATGTTGGTTATACCAGTCCATACACTATCAAGAATTTTCTTTATTCCATCCCACGCCAGTTTCCAATTTCCAGAAAATACTCCTGTCAGAAATAAAATCAGGCCATCCAGTATTCCCTTCACCATTTCTACTACATCGTTAAATACCGTTCCCAAATCCTCTATGATTGGGAATAAATTATCTACGATAAAGCTTATAATCTCTCCAACTCCATTTACTACAATTGGAATCAGCCACTCCATAAAAGGCATGAGAACCTCTTCCCATAGAACTTTGAGTAAATCTACAATACTTCCTATCATTTCATAGAAATTATCAATATATGGCTGTAATGTAGCCATTAACTCACTAAATTTATCTGATATATTCTTAAATACAGGAGCAAGATACTGATTATATGCATCTAATAATACAGAAAGCAATTCACTGAAACCATTAGCAACAGAATCAAAAAATGGTTTAAAATGTTGATCATACACTTCATTCATCTTTGCAAAAGTGTTATCTATCGTATCTTTAACAGTTCCAAGAACATCTGCTATAATTCCAAGGAATGATTCCAGTGTACTTCTTAAATCTTCCTGATTATCAATAAAAGGCTTGGTAAGAATATTGATAATATCTGCCATAAGCTTTTCAACAATCTCAGTCAGCCCCATAAACGCATCAACAAAGATACCTATAAGGTTTGCAGTCAGCTGCTGTCCGTTTTCTGTTCCAAATGCAGAAAATATATTCGCAAATGCCGAAAACGCATTCCCGATCATTGCAGCTATATCCCCTGCAACATCGAACATGCTTACAATATATTCTTTTATACGATCTGTATTTTGCTCCAGGTATAAAGCAATGCCGCCAATCAGATTCTGTGCTATTGTAATACCTACACTTGTTATTGCTCCTACTATCTGTCCAAATGCATACACTATCTTTTCAACACAGCTTTGTGCAGATTTTAAGACTTTAGGATCTGTGAATATATCAATTAAAGATTTTTTGATACGTTCAAGCTTATTCTTTATATCCTCAAACTGAGGAACAAAATCCCCAAGTCCATCAAAGAAGCCACTTTTGAATATATCTCTCAGACGTTTTGCATATTCAATCATCGGCTCCATTGCTTTTTCAATATTCTTAAAAGTATCGACAGACTTTTCATCTACTTCAACTTCTTCAAACATATCCTTCGGGCTTGTGCCACTTCCGGTGCTGCTGCCCGAATCCTTTTTAGATAAAACCTCTAAGGTATCAAACGATGCCAGCGCTCCTGCTGCCTTTTTTGCAGATTTGGCTGTACCATCAAGAGCTGCTGTATAGTCTTCCTGCACCGCCTTGGCCTTTGTCCATGTGCTCTTGCCCTGCAAGATAGCCATGAACTGTGCTACCTTGTTGGCTGCCATGGTTATGTAATTTATCAGCTGTACAAGGTAAGGAATCGCCATTTGCACGATTGGAGCGAATGCAGTAGCAAGGCTATTCTTCAGTTGTGTGCTGGATGATTTAAGTTGCGACATCGCAGCATTGTAATCAGCGGAGTACTTGACCAGATTCTGAAAGCCCTGCTTCATTCCGGACACCATTGCATTAAATCCCTTGGTTATCCAGTTAAATATCAATAAGCTCAGGGCGATACCTTTTAATCTGCTTCCCAGTGTCGATAAAAGACCGCCTGACTTCTTCGCATGAGTATTAATCTTGTTAAAGGCTTTCTTTCCGGATTCTCCCATCTTCCGGAAGCCTTTCTGTTCATAATCTACCTGCTCTTTTATCTGTTTGAGTCTGGCCGTTATGTTGTCATATTCCTGATATCCGGCTGTCAATCCTGCTTTCTTTAATTCAGCAAGCCTTTCCTGCAATCTGATCTGCTCTGCAAGCAGATCAATCAGCTTCTGATCAGACACCTGTGCATTGATACGAATACTCTGTAACTTCTTCTCTTCTGCTGCCTGTGCCTGCTTCTTGGCATTGATCTGTTCCTCTTTTGCAATTCTGGCTTCTGTTTCAGCCATTCCCTTATCTGTCAGCTTGCGGAGATTGGCTTCATATTCCTTAACAGCATCTGTAGCGTTTCTCCATGCAATAAACACCTGATCATAATCATCATCACCAAAGTACTGCCCCTGGTCCTCCAGCTCTTTGAGAGATTTCGTATACTCTTCAACATCCACACGCAGCTGATTCATATGCTCATCTGCAGATGTGATACCTTCTTTGGCTCTCTCCATCTCCGCAGCCATATCTTCCACCTGCTGTGCAATCTGTGCCTGCTGCTGTACATTACTCTTCCAGTCAAAGTCAACTTCTCTTGTCACTTCCGGCTCTGGAGTCTGCGCCGCCAGTTCTTTCTGCTCTTTGGTCTTGGCAATCAGGGCATCAATATGCGCCTCTTCCTGCTCTGTCCACACAGATCTGTAATCCGGTCCATTAGTCTGCACAGCTTCCTTCTGCTTCCTGATATTCTTATCAAGCTCTGTATTTACTTTTTCAAGGGCTTTAGCCTGTTTTTCATAATCTTCGGTTTTTACACCGGATGATACCTTATCCAGTTCTTCCACTTTCTCTTTTGCATCATCCGCTTTACCTTCGATATCCTTGAAAGTCTTAGCAACTTTATCCAGTTCCGTTGAGTCTACCTTAGTACTTACACGTATGCTTGTATCATACTCTGCCATGTTGAGCCCCTTTCTAAAAACAGAGCCAGTTACATGCTGTCACACACGTAATCCGGCTCTTGGGCTCTCTGACGCTATTTTTTATTCCTTAATTGATTGAAAAGTGCAAGTGCCTCTTCATCTTCTTTCTTCTCTTCTGCCGTAAGTTCTGTCTGTTTATTACCTATCTTATACACCTGCTGTGCTGTCTTAATAGCTTTGCGCTCATTACTTGACATTTTAGCGTCCAGCTTTTTGCAGCGTATGTCTACGACTCTTGTAAAGGCACATCCTTCCAGGTTGGTCAACAGCCCCATAAATACGAACCAATGCATCTGCACTGTATTCAGGTCAATCCCATATTGTTTAAGGAACGCAGCGTAAATCCTCCATTGATCTACATCAAAGTCGAATGCCTTTACACTGCTTTTATCCTTCTTGTGGTTATCATGGTTGTATTCATTCAGGTACCATACCAGACCTTCTATAGCCTCTTCGGGTGATGCTGGTTTCTCATCACCGCAAAACAGCAGATTCAATGCCTGATAGACTCTTTCATTCTCTTCATATTCCTCATCCTGCAGGCATTGCATGATCTGAATCCCTATACGGAAAGATGCATCTATATGATATCCATGCCATTCATATGGCAGCTTGTCCAGCATGACATTGAACATACCTATCTCTTCCTTCTATTCTTGCGGTTACTGCCATATTGCGGGTTAAATGTGCCACCCTGTCTCTCCCTGCTATACTTATTTGCAATGCGTTTTTGTCTCTCATTTGTATAACGGTCAAATATAGGCAGCATCTGATCAAAGAAATCAGCAACTGCGTATGGGGATGGTGCTGTGGTATCAAATACCTTTTCACAGCAATCTTCTCCAAATATATTATCAATCTCTGCTGTGATATCCTGCATTACTGTTACCAGAAGCTGTATATGCTCTTTCTGGTTCATTCCTGTGCCCTTTGCCTTGATCTCCTGCCCTTTGTTGGAAAATTTATCAACCAGATCATAGAATCCATCTAAAAACTGCACATCTTCCACAGGAATTGTTATAATATCTCCATTGTCATTTACTTCAATATCCAGTGTCTTTCTTACTCTTAAGCTTTCCATTATTACCATCCTCTCTGAAGTGATGGGTGACAGAGAGGTGCACCCACCACTATGTTAATATTGATTAACACCTATGATTATTATGTTGGTGTGAACTCCTTCGTTGATACGTTAAATGTACCCTGAATCGGATCACCTACACCGCCCAGAGTCATATTGTTCATAAGTTCACTACCTGCATCTCCTCCGATGGAATCAAACTGATATGAGCATTTGCGCTTTACAGCCGGATATACTCCCGCCTCCGTAGGAGTCTCCAGAATGTTCACACGAACATAATCAGACATTGCCTCGGAACCTGTCGGCAGGATCTTGATCTTCTCATTCATCCACGCCTGAAGTTCATCATCTTTGATGTACTCTTTTTCCACACTAATGGATGGTGTATAGCTTTTGATGTTAGTTGTTCCGTTCTTCTGGTTAATATACTGTTTTGTCTCTGACTCTGCGTTAAATTCTTCTGATAAAGAAGTAATTCCATCACCAAGCAGCACATATTTTTCTACATCTGACGTTCCAATATTGAAGAAATGCATCAGCTTTTCTCTCATTTCTGACATCGTTTATCTCTCCTTCACATACTTAATTGCGATTGTAATCTGATATACAGAATCGTTCTCGCTGGTTGCCCCCCTATAGAATGGAGTAGTTATCTTTATCTCTTTTACAGTTGCATCTAGCAGCACAGGATAGTTTCCAACTTTGTTCTGTTCTTCCACCCATGCTGTCAGTTCTTCACCAAACACATTGTTATCAATGCATTCCGTATTACTCTGATTAGCCAGGCAGGCCCTGAATGTGTAATGATCCGTGTATTCTTTCTTCCCAGACAAATAGGACTTAACTGTCTGAACCGGCTCTTTTGCAAGTGAATATCTCCCTGCTCCTGCTCTCTGAATCTCTGTGTCAACACGCTTCAGTTTAAAATCTTTCAGCCAAATGATAATAGCCTCTGATACTGTCATTTACCTGCCTCCAATCTTGCTGCCTTCTCAATGGCATCCCTTCCACCATCCTGCAGCATATGCTCTACCCAGTGGTCGCTGCGATTGCTGCCATTATGATATTGCAGTTTTCTCACCGGATCAGAAGGGACTTTCTTAACTTCTTTTCTGGAGCGCCATCCGTTCTCTGTTTTAAATCCGGCGCAATGCAGATCAGGATCTTCATATACAATCCCATTCCACATATAACGTGCATATGGTGTGTTCCATACTACATCCGTCTGATTCTCAATATGCCCGCTTGCTTTAAGCATACCTTCTTCAAATGGAACATAGTCATCAGAAAGCTTCAAAACCTCATCAGTCACTACCTGCTGCACTCTTCCTCTTTCATTTACTCCCAGAGTCTTCATGCAGTCCTGAAGATTGAAGTCGCAATTATAATTAAAGCCCATTTACTTTGCCACCACCTTGATATGTTTCAGTCTTGGCATATTGCGGTTGTCTGACACGGAGGTTACCGTAACAGCATATTGGTGCTGTTCCCGCAATTCTGATATTTTGAAATCCTGTCCAATTTCCTGTGTAGCTTCTCCCATAACGATAACGTCCTTCCCACATTTCGCATTCAGTGTCCAGTAGTTTGGGCGTGCATCGTCCGATAGCCTGTTATACTCTATCGGTTGCAAATATGGCTTATTACCATAGTTTCGTCCAAAATCTATCGTAATGCTCTCTACTTTATTCTCTGTCTGCACCCCGTTGGAAGTAGACACCTCATTGCGGTTATGTCTCCACTGCACACCTTTGATCAGAGTTCTGCTCCAGCTCTCTGTGCCATCTTCTGATTCATGATAGTTATATACTGTTGCGATATCGCAAAACAAAACATTCATAGGCATATTGCTCCCGCCAATCCTGTTCCTCTCAGGCCATTCTGCACTATATTTCTTAATTGTGCTTCTTTCTCCTGTGCAGTCGTAATCTTGTAGGACTCTGAATATCCATCATTGCTTACGGATGTAATGCCGGTACCCATGCCAGATGCTTCCTGCGCCTGAATATTGTTGATCAGCTGGCATACAGTCTGACTGATTGCATCTCTGATTCCCTTCTGGAATAATGTTGCCGACTCTTCATCATAATCATTGCAGAATTTCTGCGCTCTCATGTGCGTATTACAATCAATTACTCTTGCTGCCTGCTTGTACAATCTATTGAACTCCTGTTCATCTGAAATATTGGTAAAAAGGGAGCTGTAATACTCCCAATCAACATAAGGCATATTATTGCTCCCTTCCTTTCATGCTTATTCTGTAGGTGTAACCTTAATGTCGGTAAGCATACCAGCCATCTTAGAGTTCTTAAGCACGCATCCTGCTACAAGCTCGACTTCACCCTTCTTTACAGCTCCCGGCGCAGACATATCTGGCAGATATGTGTGGATGATAGATGTCTTTTCTTTAGGTGAAATACCATGGAATGCTGAAAGTCCAATCTTAAGACCAATGATAGAGCTTGTTCCGGTTGTTTCATCAATTGCCACACAGTCTTCTTCCTTGGTTCCGTTGTAGTACTTTCCTGCGTCCATCAGAATGATATTATCGTAGGTCTCGATAGTCTGTCCAAAATCATTCTTGTCTCTGCTGTAGTAGCCCATCTTCTGACCGATATACTTCATGACCGCCAGCATGGTGCTGTTCATCATGAGCATATCCGGCTTCTCAGCGAATTCTCCAAGCCATTTATTCAGTTTTAAAATAAAGGAATCTCTGTACTTGTCGATATTCTCCACATCTGTCAGCACAATGCCATCTGCTGTAACCGTAGTCGATGCACCTGTAAGCAGCTTACGCAATCCATCAAACTTTGCCTGTGTATATCCTTTACCTCCTGCAGTATTTCCATTGATAACCACATTATGGAACAGGTTAGATGCTGCCTTTACCTTTTCCCTTAACTGAAACTCAATTTCGTTAACTGCTCCGGATGTATTCTGGATAACACGATCTACTTGGAATGCTCCACCAAAGATATCAAGATCTGCGGTCTTCTTTTCCCTCTTGGCTTCATTTCCAGTGTATTCTGTGTTAATATCTCTGCGCTGTGCAGTTGAAGGTGTCTTTAACTGCATATATCCGTATGTCATAGTAGATCCACCTGTTCCTGGTGATACTGCATCATCAAAAACAAGTCTGTCCAGTAAGAATGAATCGCGTCTGAATTCATCCACTACCATCTGATCTACCTTATCGGCCATACCAACCTTAGCTTCTTCTAACGTAATCATCTGATTTCCTCCTCATTAATTTTTATAATGGTCTGCAATTGCACTCTTCAATGTGTCCTGTGGTGTAGGTGGATTGTTATTTACTCTGCCAGGCACATCAACATTACCGGTTTTATTTGGTTCCGGCTCACCGAAGAGCATCTTGCTATCTTCTGCTTCTGTCAATTTTTTCAACGCTGCGACAATGTCCTCTTTCTGATTCTTGGATGCTTTCAGTGCAGGAACGTCCAACAATGCTGTGATCGCCTTTGGAATCTTACCCTTTACTGCTGCAATACTTTCTTTCAGAAGGTCATCAAAGTCTCTGTCTGCAATCTTGGCATCATAATCCTTCTGAATGTTCTCTTTCTCGGTTTCCAGATCTTTGATGCGCTGATTCAGACCAGACACATCCACATCCTTAAATTCGTCCAGCTTAGTCTGCAGGTCTTTCATGGCTGCGTCATTTGCCTTAATAGTCTCATTTGCTGCGTCCAGCTTTTCTTTCTGCTTATCGTAGTCAGCTACAGGCTTGTAGTTCTCTCCTACTGCATTATTAAGGCTTTCTTCTTTGTCTTTGGGTACTTCAATACCCAATTCTTTCAAGATAGTTAAAATGTTCTTCATATCATTCTCCTTAAATGATTTATTTACCGGACTTTCTCCGGTCTGGGAAGTTGCGGGGGCAGGAATCGAACCTGCGACCTTCAGGATATGAGCCTGACGAGCTTCCGCTGCTCTACCCCGCCATATTCAATAGAAAAGAGCCACACAGTATTAATCCATCTACGAATTAACAACTATGCGGCTCCTTGGCTCTATTGTTATAATTGACTCCTGTTTACACTTCTTGCAGTACCCTGGGAAGTTAATGACCGTTGTGTCATCCCTGTACTTGATCATCTTGGGATTGCCACACAGCGGGCATGTATACCAATGCTCTACCAATTGCGACACCCTCTCTTCTGCAAATCAGATTCCGGTTACAATATAAGCGTATCATACCTAATTTCAAAGTCAATTATTTTTTTGCAAAATAAAAAATCCACCACATTATTGTGATGGTTATCAGAATATACAAGAGGTTATTTGGCAGGCGTCCGTTTCTCCTGCATCTCTCGGGTTTCCCCTGTCATACCAGCGGCGTGTGGATCGGACGAATTTTTCCACCTCAAACAACCTCTCTCATATTCTATGTGAATTATAACATCATTATACTTTTTTGTAAAGAATCCTTTTATTTCTCAATAATCTATCCCATTCTTTTTCGTCAATTTTCATGAAAGTGATTATAGAATTTTTGTATTCTTTATTATCAGCAGACGTAGCCAATCGTAGCACTGTTTTGAATTGTTCCTTTTCCGCAATTATTTCTTTAAGAATCAATGCAGTGTTTGGCTTTGGTGTTTCTATAATATAATCTGGATTACTTACAATTTCTTCAAAATATTCTGAAAAACGTTCATAATCATTTGGATGTCTCACTTTAATATGCTCAATTTGATTATCCGTAATAATAACCTCATCCGTCCTGATATCTTCAGTTATACATTTGTATATTTCTCGATCAATTTTCCCTATGCTATGCACTGCAATATTTCCTTTATCTTCTGATATATCCATTGTATCAGATTGTGATACTTTGGCAACCTTTTCTTCATATTCCTTCCAAGCATGCGTCTTTTTCAAGTCACTGCTGTCGGCATCATACCGGATATTGTTATATTTCTCCGGTACCTTATACTTTTTGCAGAAGTCCTCATATTCCCTGATCTTGGTCTTAATCTGCTTCTTTACCTGCGTGGTATCTTGATTCAGCTTGGTAAGAGCTTCCCTCTCCCTCTTCAATGCCCGGATATTACGCTCCATAGCTCTCTGCTTCTGGGTAAGAGCATAATAATCATACATTTTTCCGTTAATCTCTACTGCTGCCGGTTCTTTCTCTTCTTTGAAGTCATTCAATTGGCTGCTTCCCTCATGCCACACATAGTATGTATGCCGACAATTGTAGCCCAGAAATCCGAGCGGATCATTCTCATGTGCATCATCTATACTATATCCTGTTGCCTCCCACATATCCTTAATCTCAATCTGTCCAATTCTATCCGCTTCCTTGCTGTAATCATGCCCCGGCTTTACATAATATACCTGTCCCTGCCATGCTTCATGGTTGGCGTGTCCATGCCCTGTGTTTCTGGCTCCGATATGCCTTGATACATAGATAAGATTCTCACCTGACTCTAAGAAATTATTGTCCTTGATCTTATGTGCAAGCTGATGGGCTCCTGTCCGTACAGCCAGCTTAACTCCTGTATCAAGCTGCTTACTCCTGCCGCTCTTATAATCAATGGAGCGCAGACCGCTCTGTGACATATTGTGAATTACATCATGAATTATCTCTTCCTTGGAATATGCCCCGCTGGTAATTTTGATCAGTGCCCTGTCCAGTTCCCTCTTATATGCATTCTCTATACTTTCAAATCCGTATATACCTTTGAAGCCTGTCGTTCTTGTCAGATTCTCCAGTTCCCCTGCTGTCTGTTTGTCAATGGCACTTACCAGCTTAGGCAAAAATGAGTCATCTGTCAGAATTTTCCCCTGTTGTTTCCACGTTCTCAGATCGTCCAGATAACTAAGATCACCCACATCTGCAAATATCTCATCTCCAGCCTTTACGGCCTGCTTTGATATTTCTCTGAGGCTCTTCTTTACCTGCTTTTGATACTCCAGCGTATTCTTGGCTACCTGCTTTCTAAATTCAGGGTCTGCCCTCAGTATCTTCATTGCTTCCTTACGGATTCGTGCAGGGCTATAGCCCAGCTCATATAATGCCTGGGCTTTTATCTCTGCTGTTCTCGTATATGCAAAAGCTTTCTGTATTCTTGCTGCTATATCAACAATAACTTCATGTTCCAGATACTGGAATAATGGCACAAGCGCATTGCTTATATATTCAAGCTGTTCCTCTGTAAGCATTCATTAATCCTCCGGTTCTTCCTGCTGCCGCTGTTCTTCCTCCTGCTCCTGTTTTTCCTCTACAAGCCGTGCAGCTTCCTCCTCTGTCAGATTGTACGCATCCATGAGATACCATATTGTCAGTTGCGGTATATCAAAGCTCAGCGCATCATTTCGCTTTCTTTCCAGCTCACTTTCCTTGTCCTGGATATAACTATCATCAAATTCTACCGTTATTTCATCATCAATATTGTAGGCAGTTCCCATATAAGTATTGGAATACCACATAATGGCTCTGCAGATATCCTGAATATAGAATATAGCCTGTTTGCGCTGTCTGTTCAATTCCTGCAGCTGGTCCTGTCTCTCTCCTGCATATTCTGTCGCTGTTTTAATTTGTCCATTCTCAAAACTGTATTTCTTAGTCCCGTATCCAAAAGACATAGATAACAGCGATAATACCAGCTCAAACGCTTTTGTAATCTCATCAACCCTTATGATTGGATTATATTCCTGAATCAGGTCCTTCTGATCTGGCAGTTTCTCGCCCAACAATACAAATAATTTTCTTGCCTGTTCTGATGGTGTTATTGGATTTCCATTCTCATCATATTTCACAATAAGATCATTAATCAGAAGCAGCTTATCCGCTTTATCCAAATCACCATACAGAACATTGAACAGAATATCCAGAGCTTTGAAGTATGGTATGTTATCCCAGATCTTAGGCTTACCATATCCAAGCATGTTATCAATGTTGTTCACCTCTGCATTCCTCATCACAGCAAATGGCTTCACTTCTCCCATCTGTGCAGTAATTGCCAGTTCTTTCAGTTCCGCACCATTTTCATCAAATACGTGCGTTTCTGAAGTGTATTCTCCATTTTCCATAAGGAACATGACCAGCGTTGTCTGCTTCCTGCCCTTTACGAGGTCTTCACCTGCAAATGCCGCTTCCGTCACAATCTTATTGTTTACAGTCAACGGATAGAAGCACTCCGCATCTACATAATTCAATTTAATGGTTCCTCCCTTAACCGAACCATCCTCATACAGATCTGCTTTTTCTATCCGAACATAGCACGCTACTGTCCCTGCTGCCGAGGTCTTTTCCAGTTGTTCCCGATATAATGTTTCAAATTCATTCTTATCAAGTACGGACTTAACAAATTCCTGTTGCTCCTCATTAGCTCCTGCGTTAATTTCAATGACTTCGCACAGGTTCGCATCATCTGAACAGCACCGCTTTGCAAAACCAAGCCTGTTCAGCTCATATTCCTCTCCCTGCACTGTACTTCTCTTGTGAAAATCTTTGATGAACCGGTTCGCATACCAGTCATCACATGCATGAATTACGCTCAGAGCCTTATTATTGACCGTATACCCTTTTCCTGAAAGAAAGCTCTCAATAAAACCATCCATTTTGTAAAATTCCTCCCTATCTTCTTCTTTCCAAGTCTATGTATCCTACAAAATCAAGCCACGTATAACATGATGCATCCCACCAGTCATTACAGTTGCCTATATTCTTATCTTCCGGGATATCCGGATGATCTTCGTCCCATCGCAATTTGCTTATGGCCTTACGCAGTTTCACACAATTCTTATTTATCTTCAATCTTCCTGTAGTGAACAACATATCTATCGTTCTTGGACGTTCTGACACTTCATTCTTCTTGCAACCGGCTATATTGTCATAACGCAGTCCTTCCTTTCTTGCTGCGCTCCTTAAAGTATTTATCATTGTCGGACTTGCACTATCTGGAAGTACCCAGTCAACACGCCCATACTTATCAAGACATTCTCTATAAAATACAATAAATTCTTTTGCTATCCTTTCTGCATCTATCTCCTGTGTTACAGGAAGTCCGTCCTCTTCCATGAATCTTAGCTTTTCATATCCGTTCATGTAACCGGCCAACACAAATGTTGTCATGGATCCGTTACCACCGAAGTCTATTCCCATGGTTACCTTGCTTAGATTACGAATCCTGCGATATCGCAAAACACCATTTTCATCACTGTATGGTTCTATAATCTTCTCCTGATCATCTTCCGGATCATACAGATACGGTGTGTTATCATCTGCAAAATACCGAAATATGATTCCCTCCGCCGGTGTCCTGTCTCCTTTGATATCTCTGTTATACCAGACTGTGCCTTTCTGATATGTCTTTAATACTTCTCTTATCTTCTCATCAGAGAGTGACATATTGTCAACAAGTGTAAAATGTCCGTAATTATAACCATATTCCGAATCTGCCTCCTGCTGTTCTTCATGGAACTTCAAAATATCTGTATAATACCAGTCCTCCGGGTCCTTAGGGTTCAGATCATGAAATACTTTTCTGCTTGATGATGATATTGTTCGGTCAAAAGTCTCCTTCAGAAACTTCGGATGACATTCATTTGCTTCTGTCACATACGCCATTCCATAGGTGTTACCTTTTATGAGCTTCTCATCTCCATCTTTACCGCCTCCGGATACCAGGACTATTTTTTCTCCTGTCTTGGTCTGAACATACACGCAGTCACGATCTTTATACTTTCCCTCCCTGCTGCGTCCTTCAAAGTAGTTAAGTAGTCCATAACCGTCACAATCTAATATATTCAGTTTTGCAGTTGCTACAGATACCCCAGCAACCAAGTGTATCTTATTTTCGTGTTCCTCCAACAGCATACAGAATATCAGCGTCTGAAGGACATTTTTCCCTCCACGTTTGCCACCTTCTGCCACATTGAACCAGCTTGTCAAGCAACGCTGCATATATTCATATTGCCGCATGGAAAATGGTGCAGGCTTATTCAAGATTCTTCCTCCTAACTTTCCAAATCGTTGATATCCCTATTCTTTACAGGATTCTGTAGAAGTTCCTCGATAGATTTCATATTTTGCAGTACCTGTTCCGTTGTATTGTCTTTAACGGCTGCTTTCTGCTTCGCAAATTCCAATCTGTATTTATCCTGCGGATGTATCGTAAAGTACTTAGTGAGCCAATCCATAGCCTTCTGGCTGTCCTTTAGCTCCAATTCCAGCCCAAACTTTCCCTGACATACTTTCTTTACAAGTTGTGTGTCAACCTGATCTGACGGTTTTGCTTCAACAAAAACACCTTCCCACTTCTGATAATCTCCCACATCTGCAAAAGCAATCCTCATCTGCAATTCGACAATATCCTCTTCTGTCATCGCAATCATTTTCCGCTTGATTTCTTTTAATCTCGCAAGTTCTTTTTGTATACAAGGTCTTACAAGGAGCTTGTAGCCTTCTGCATTGGCAGTAGCATATCCTGTCTGATATGCTTTCAGATAGCTTTGTGTTGCATTGTATGTACGGTTATAATACACACAAAAAAGCTGCTCTTCTGTGGATAATTCGTCATTTTGCATAGTCTCTTTTGTACCATCATCTGCTGCCACATTGAACTGTTCTTTTTTCTTATGCGAACGTTCGCTTTTTTTACCCGAACGTTCGCTTGCAGAATCTTGACCTTTTTTATTCCAATTCTGTGTACTTTTCCATCTTCTAATAGTTCCCTGTGGCACACCAAGCTCGGCAGCAATATCAACCAATTTCATGCCATGATCATACATCTCATGTGCCTTATCGCTTAGTGGATTCTTCTTGGTCATACTACTGCTTCACCTCCTGCTGCCATATTGTAATCTCTAATATAACGAAAAAGAGCCAATACACAGTAATAAATGCTGTATATCGGCTCATGGCTCTAATTTTATTTTACATTAACTATTTTCAAAGTCTACCCTCTTTTATATTTTCCCCTTTTCCCTTTGCTTTCGTTATCCTGTCTCTCTGCGCGCAATTCCTGAAATCTGCCTTCCTGCTTTATTATACCTCTAACTATCAGTTCGCCTATTGCGACTCCCCTCTTGAATCCCATTCTATCCTGCACAATAATCTGATTATGACATATCTGTACTATCGTACATGGTTCTTTTACCAATATCCTTTTGCCTCTTACAGGCTGTTCAAGTTCTTCGTCGTACCTTTTATACTCCAGCTCTATTACCTGTCCAACCTCTAAACCATACATATATTACGCCTCCCTTACACAGACTCTACAAAGTTATGGAAAATCTGCTCCACATACTGTGTAGATTTATATGTATAATGCTTTCCAGTTACATTTCTGGGCGCATGTCCCAGATATTCTCCTGCAGCGTCCTCACTGCCGCCTCGCTTAACTATAGTCGTGGCCGTTGTCTTTCTGAACAAATGTGGATAAATGCGTTTATCCATATTTGCTCTTCTCCCAATCGTCTTTATAAGTGAATAGATTCCCCTGTCTTCAAGACGTATTGATGTATCTCCATACAAATGTGTGAATAACGGCTGTTCGCTGCTCTCTGACACTCCTCGCTCTTTCATATATTCCCGAATATAATAAATTGCGACCTTATCTAGGTATACCGTCCTGTACTTGCTTGACTTTTGGCCATAAATAATAATTGCTCCGGTCGAAAAATCTATATCACAAATATTTACCTGCGGTATCTCTCCTCTACGCATTGCCGTGCAACGCATAAATTCAATCAAAGCCCGTGATCTTGTATCCGTGCATCCTTTCTTAAGCAATTCCCACTCTGTGGGTTCCAAATGATCTATAGGCTTTTCCACCTGTGTATATGTATCAATCCCCTCGCATGGGTTTTCCGTTACAATCTTGACTTTACGCATCCACGTGTAGAATGCAGATATGTTTCTCCTGCAGTTATTCAGAGATGTATTGTTGTTCCCCTGCTGACTCTTCTTGTAAAGATAGTACTCTATATCTCCCTCTGTAATCTGATTTAATGGCTTATTGACCAACGCTATAAGCTCCCTAATCGTAAGCATGTATGCATCAACAGTGGTTTTCTTAAGCTTCGGAGCTTTTCTGGCCATAAACAGGTTCAGGATATAATCATTTGTATTGTCTACCGTGGCCGGTAATGTCTCCTGCTCTGTTATATCCAGATTCCTGGTAACCTGCACTATAACAGCCTCCAGCACGCTCATCTGCGTTGTGTCTAAGTACAATCTCATTTTTACAATGATGTCATTTTTAAGTCTATCTTTACAAGTCATATTTCTGTCTCTCCTTGGATGTATAATTTTGTACTTGTCCAAGAAGCAGAATTATGTTAATATGCTTCTTGGATGAATAATCTTGTGGCAGAGGTACTTTGGACGGTGCTCTGCCACTTTTTCTATATTCAGTTGTATTCAATACTGCTGCCATTCGCTGTCTACAGCTATTAACACTTGGCGCCTAAATCCTTATTCTAACCACTTGTTATCCAAATAATAGAATCCAAATACCACAAGCCCAATAAAGACTCCCCAACTTGTCCAAAATGCAAGAATTCCGCCATTTGACTGTAAATATTCAACAGTTTCTTCGATGGTTTTATTATTGTAAAACTCTGTTTTATTTATAGTATGATTATCCAGTCTAGTAAAAATTGTTCCATTGTATTGAGTTTTACTGCCATAATATACATATCTGACATGATAACCACCGTCTAATGTGTCAATATACTTCTCATACGGCCTGTAAATTTCACCATAATCAAATTCTACCCCTAAAAAAGTAACCTTCTCACAATGTTTTTTTTTGCTATCATATAAATCCCATGTCCAATATTCTTCTTCATGGCTACCAGTAACCTTACCATCCTCATCATATTCATATACAGTTTTGGTATGTCTTGTATAGTGCTCCTCACATTTGGATACACTCATATATTCTCCTCCGATTTCAGGATATGTAACTGTATCAACTGCCTTCAAATCACCATATACAAAGACGTTACCGACATTTGTGTCGATACCATATTGAAACATTTCTTGACTTTCTATCTTTACAGCTTTGTTATATTTTTCATTTTCATCCATTTGGTTCTCTGAAATCTTTCCAGAAATCAGAATACCAATCAGAATCATTACTGCTATGATAGAAATACTTGCCATGATTTCTCTTTTTGTTATCTCAAAATCATCAAAATCAAATCCTTTTCTGCCATATCCCATATGTTAATCCTCTCCAAATAAATTTTGAGGTGCATCTGAAGGTGCATCATAATCAAGATACTGATATTCCTGGGCTTCATATCCAAGCATTCCAAGAAACTGCCTTGTAGGAAACTTTCTAATATACCTCCTGTATTCCTTAATCTGCTTATTATAATTGCTACGATACTCTGCAATAAGATTCTCAGTCATAGATAACTCATTCATAAGTGTTTTATAATTCTCATTTGCCTTCAACTCTGGATAAGCTTCTGCAACTGCTGTGATTGCTGTAGTAACATTCTCAATATCACCTGTTGAACCACGACCATCAACAATAGCTGTCAATGTATCAGCTTCGTGCTTATCATATTGCTTTACACAATCAACGAGATTATGTACGAGATCTACTCGTCTTTTCTCCTGAACCCTAATATCGGACTGTGCTGTGTTTACCTGCTCCTCTAAAGCAATTGCCTTGTTCTGAGATGACTGTACACCAAATGCAATCATAAGAATTACGGCAATTACACCTACTCCAATAATTACTGGTACTTTCCAATTTGTATTCTTCATGTTTAATCTCCTTTATCTTTTTAAATTCTTATTCTATGACGAATCCACTAATTACCTCTTGTCCAACCCTGTATATGTACAGGATCAAACGCTTTCATGCATTTAGGACATATTGGAAACAAACCATTACGATAGTTACTTTCCATATCCCTAAAAACTTTATTCCTTCTCATTCTTTGGAATTCCTCATCTGCCAACTTAGCATAACTCTGTGCCTTAGATAACATTCTTTGTTGCGTTTTCTCAATCTCTTCATACCTTCCTGCCAGGGATACAAGCGCATCAAATGCGTTCACGATAGATCCGCAATCTTGACATGTAACTATCCGGTTCGTAGTATCTACTTCATAATGTGCCGGATTGCATTTGCAAATTTTATCTCTAGCACGATTAATTCTAACAATATCGAATGATACTATATTATTCTCCATGAACATTCCTCCAAAAATCTTATTCAGTTTATAACATTACCTGTTCATCCCTATTAATGAGCATACTGGCAATACTCCTTGTTACATGCGTCATAATTTCAGCCTGTGAATGGCTTTCTGTGGCATATTTTCTAACAGAATCCAAATTATAAGAAAAACCTGCATCGTCAAGGTACTGTCTGATAAATCGCTCATTGTCTTCCGATGACAGCCTATGTAATTCATGCTTTTCCGTAAATCTACGCTTCACTGCGGTATCAACATCATCCATGAGGTTTGTTGCGGCGATAATTATGTGGTCATTCGTAACGGAATCTAACAGCTGCAATAAACATGTAGTGCTTCTGGAAACTTCTGCGCTTGCACCGCCACCACCGTATTCTCTCTTTACTGCCAGGCTATCTATCTCGTCCAGCATTACAACGCATTGTTGCTGATTGATGAAATTAAACAGATTAGTGAGATTTTTTGCAGTTCCACCAAGATAACTATCAAGCATTCTTGAAAAATTCACATATAAATACGGCATTCCAAGCTTATATGCTACATACCTGGAAAAAGCCGTCTTTCCGACTCCGCTCTCGCCATAGAGCAATGTTGCATTCAAATAAGGGATCTGTTTCTCCATAAGCTGTAAACTCACATCATTCATGTTCTTGATCAGTTCGAATAATTCCTTTTCTTCATTGCTCAGATAATATCTGCTTTCTAAGTATGTATTTGTCAGATCTTCCATCGTTGCAAAACTGGAAACATTTGCTGGTAGCTCCATAAGATTCATTCCACCAGATCGTAACAGACTTTGATATTTAGTGACTGCATAATGATTTTTCTGAGTTGTATCCTCTGCACAACAGCAAAGAGCTGCATCTTTGGCTTTTTGTATATTGTTTTCAGCCACATATCGTACTAAGGCAAGTTGATTGCTTGTCATTCCCATAATTTATTTCCTCCACTAAACTTTAATTATTGTTCTTCATCATGAATCGTTATATTAAGCTGATTTCCTAGCCAGTCCAAACCTTTTCTATTTATCCAAAACCATTCACGACCATGTTCATCCGCACCGCTACGCTCTGCTAGTCCGTCTTGATGTAATTGATTCCAAATAGAATCATCTGCATATGTATAAAACCTGTTCCGATAAGGTTTATAAAATGTCTTTCCATGCCTGTGATATGGCTTTTTATAGTCCAGACCAATAGCATGTCTCATATCATCTATTTTTTGCCTTTTTACTGCCATATTCATCACCTAAATTCTTATTTAATGGTTTCTACATCAAAGAATTCTTGTGACTTTCTCTCCACAATGCATGTTATGCCACTTTTGGTTGTTAATGTCATATAATGCGTTGTATCTCCTAAATCAATCACTATCTCTCCATCTACTACTTGTACGGTTGCAAAAACTTTATACCCTGTACTCATCATTATCTTTTTCTCCTGTAAATTCCTAATATACTTTCTGACCGCATCCGCAATAGCCTGGATACTTCATAATGTTCTTACACTTAGGACAAAAGTATTGACCTTCTATTATTATCCTCGATACTGGTATTTGCTTTTCGAGAGCTGTAGTAATATTCAATAAGTCTTCTTCTGTCATACCATCTATTAAAACCGTTCCATTTCCCAAATTATTCATTAAATGTAGTGTTTCGATATATGTTCTCGCCATGTATTTACCTCCCACATGTACTTTATTTTCATAATATATAAATCCTTATTCTGTGTAATAGTCACAATCTCCAGAACAGTAACTTTCTCCCATTGGACATCTGTTTATATCAAGTGGGCTTCGTTCATCATCATCTGCACAACATTTAGCGGTCTTTGGTAAGATACAAATTTCAATTCCATCTCTGTACATTTCCATGATTTATTTTTTTCCTCCTAAAATCCTTATTTTAAATCACGATAACCTGTCGTCCACGCCTGTTCTCTCTGCTCTGGTGTCTCTGTCCATAGCCTTATTGACTTCCACATACATCACCACTGCAGTTGCTCCTGCCGCAGCGGCTATTACAGTTCCTATAATCCAAATCATTTCACTCATTTTCTCCCTCCTATCCCAAATAATCATCCAAACGCATCTGTCCTTTGCAATTTCCCTGAATTGTCTCAGGATCCCAACCAACGCCTATATAATCCAGCACTTTCGCCCATCCATAATCATTCCCGTCCTTATCTTTGCACAGATGAAACATCAAGTAATCCCATTCTTTTGGATTTTCCGCATACACCAAGTCGAACCGATGTGGTCTATTTTCCATATGAATTCCAAAGCCACACATACTGCACCCGGTACGCTGTGCCTTGGTTGTATATAATGTTCCATCCGGCTGTTTTTCTATGGTTCCATAGATTGATGGAATAATACTATCCGGCATTTCAAACTGCTTTATTATTTTTCCCTCTTTCAGTAGCCGGTCATGGTACTTTTCCTTCAATCCCTGCTTCCAGAGTTCATCCATCTCCAAAGCCAGTGTCAGTATATCCTGCCTGCCGTATATGGCAAACGGCGCTGATCTTATGGTAGACGCTCCAAAATAGTTACATCCGTTCATCCTCAGGCTCTTTGCACGTCTACCGCCCTCAGATGCCATCAATCCTAAATATGGCACGCTGTTATGCTCTTTTCCCCATTCATCACAATTCTTTTCTTTCAGGTAATAGCAGCACTTGGAAGATACTAGAAAATCCGGCTTCTGGTAGTCACATCCTTCTGTCTCATTCTCATATCCGCCAAACAGCTTCAACCATTTCTGTTTCAACTGCATCTTGGAATTTTTCTGCCATCCACCATATTCTCCTGTTTCACCGGTTATAATCGCATGGCGCACAGTAGCATTCTTTTCCGTAGGACTTTGCAATAATTCAATTTTTGCTGCCACTTCCTTAGAAATTACCGGAAATCCAAATTCCTGTATTACCTTTGCTTTATTCCAGTATGTCCCATCCTCTCTTTTAAGCGGAGGGATGTTCATTATTCCAAGTGCCTTATGTACCTTCTGTATTGATCTATCTTCCAAATACGATGCACTGACACCTGGGGCATCTATTCCACATACCTCATGGAGGAATATATATAATATGATGCTGTCAAGCCCTCCTACTGATACATGATAATTCAGCCCCCTTCTATTACACTCCTCTGCAAATTCTCTCGCCCTGATTTGCGCATATTGCCTTTTAAATGCATATGGTTGCTTTTCTTTTGCCATAAATGAAGCTATTTTCTCATATGCGCCAATTCGCTCCATTCTCTCCTGTACTGATTCCATATTCTATCTCCTGCTGCCATAGAGGCAATTAACTATATTATCCTTGCACTTTCCATATTGGATGGATCTTCCGGCGTATCACCATCCAGCTCTATCCAGATGCCTTTGTTCTCATATAGATCCTGACGCAGCCACATAACTATTGCTGCCTCCTGTGCATCTGCGTAATATACACAGCCTATTACCCTGTTAAGACGCTTTTTCCCATATCCTTTTTTCGTAATGAGATATTCGCAGGCCAGCAGGCTGTAATCAACGGATGTCTTTGTGTTATAATACGCAAGATCATTGATTGCCTGGTCTACAACATTTTTACACTTCCTGCCCTGATTTACGCTGTTTTTAAGCGTCCAGTCTACCTTGTCTCCCAGAATGGCCCTTATTTCTTCCCTGCGCTCTTCCGGCAGGTCGGTTACATCATGCGTATTGACATATTCCAGAAGCTTTGCAATCTCGTTTGCGCTCCACTTCTCCTCTTTCCACAATACGCTGCTCCACTCGACTCCCATACGCCAGTATGAAACTTTCTTATTAAGCTCCGTTCCCCTCTGCTCTTCTTTCTTAAGGGCTGCGTAGGTTCTCATATGATTCAGCAGCTCTGCTTTGCTCCTCTGTTTCTTCATCTCTTCTCCCTCCTGCTGCCTTATAGGAAATCAAATAAGGTCGGCATTGTCCTCTCTGCCTCTGCTGCCTGCAGGTAACCTACGCCGTCCCGGAAGTAATCCGGATTCAGCTCTATGCCATATCCCCTGCGCTTCATTTTCACTGCTGTCATGGGTACCGTCATCAGTCCACCAAAAGGATCCAGCACCAGATCACCCTCATTGCTGTAGCGGTTAATGATCCGTTCTACAATATCCAGCTGTAAAGGACACACATGCATCTGCTGCCGCCGTCTGCTCTGCGTTGTATTCAGCGTGCGCATGCGATTTATATCATCCCAGACTTCATCCAGATTCCAGCTCCCTGGTGCTACTACCATGAATGTGGCAGGGAGTTTACCATTCATATCCAGCTGCTTTGCAAGCCTTACATGGTCTTCATACCGATATACAGTATCACGGCTGAACTCCCTGTATACTGCCTGCAGGTTATCTACCGGGATACTTTCCAGCTCTTCCTTGCTTACCAGCCTGTCACCAGAACTGCGCCAATATGCATGTGCATCTATCTGCCATTGTGCCCTGGTATATTCCTCTTTGCTCTTCATTACCGGTTCATCTGCATATGCTGTGCTTCTGTCAGTCGGTAACTTACGGAACAACAGTATGTATTCCGGGCATCCGACTCCCATCTTAGAGCCATCCTTGCACTGTTCCGTCCATCCGAGTCTGTATGTCTGGTTATTTTCCCTTACCACATCCGTTACGACCGTGATCATACCAAAATACTGGAATCCATGTTTCATATAGTGATCTATGCACAGTGCATGGAACGGTTCAATGGTTGGCATTCCTGTTCCTGTAGCATTTCCAAACAGTACACGATCCTTTACATGGATTGCTGCCACTCTTCCCGGTTTCAGCACCTTGAACAGCTCCGGTGTCAAGAAGTCCATTTGTTCAAAAAACTTCTCTGTATTCTGGTTATGCCCAAAATCGTTATAATTTGCAGAATACTCATAATGATTACCAAATGGGATAGAGGTATGTATCAGGTCTACACTGTTCTCTTCCATTCTCCTTGTCTCTTCTACGCAGTCGTCATGGACTGCTGTATAATATTTCCCTTCTACTCTCACTGTCTCTACACCCATCTTTCTTTCAAGCCGCTTAGTCTTGCAGGCGGTATTCAGGCCATATTTTTTTACAATCTCGACCATTCTGTTAACCATATATTCATGGTTTTTCCACTTTTCCAAAAGAGCTTCCTTGATCTGCCGCTCATTCTCCATGTAGATGATATCTACCACTACCTGCTCCTTTTGGAGGAATCTATAGCAGCGGTGGATTGCCTGGATAAAATCATTGAATTCATAATCTATTCCCAGAAATATCTCCCTGTGGCAATGCCTTTGGAAGTTACATCCTGAACCTGACAGCTCTTTTTTCGTGGCGAATAACCTTGTCCGTCCCTCGGAGAAATCTATAACACGCTGCTCTCTGATGTCATAGTCCTGCGCCCCGTAGATATCTACTACATCCGGCATTGCTTTCTTTATCTCATGGCGCTCACTTTCCAAATCATGCCATAACAGGAAATTATCACCCGGTGATGCATCTACAATCTCTTTCATCTTGGCAACCCTTGCATCTATGCTGTTGCGCTTTATATCTGCTGCCTCTTTCAATCCTGTTGCTGCCTGTTCAAACAACTGCATCTGACCATCTTTCCTGACTGCATCACCATAATGGATAGGAAGCTCATGCCAGTTGACCTGAAGTTCAGGCAGTACATAGCCTGCATCTGAATAATCTGGATTGAGGTCTGATGGCTTCGTGATGAATAGAGCCCAGCTGCTTATCCATAGCCAGAATTCATCTTCCATATTCGGATATAATGTCAGGTTATTTGCCTTAGTGGAATCACGCTGGAAGAACCGTGTCAGTGCCTGTCCTGTGTCCATTACTTCCAGATAGCCGGCATAATGAATCAGCTCTTTGTACCGATTTGGTGATGGTGTTGCCGTTGCAACCAGCTTATACTTCACTCCCTTGAACTTATCAAGGAATGTCTGATATGTCTTGCTTCCAAAAGACCTAAGTACACTTGCCTCATCCAATGAAGATACTACGAAATATGTTGGATCAATATCACCGTCTCTTACCCTTTCATAGTTCGTGATGATGATCTGTGCATCATGATGCAGCTGTACCTCTTCCATCGTCCTACAATATACTGGCCGTTCATATCCCAGCACTTCAACTGCATCCCTTGTAAATTCCTGCTTTACTCCAAGCGGAAGTACAATAAGGGCTTGACCGTTTTCATGTTCTGCTGCCTGATGGCAGAATTCTATTTCCTGCACTGTCTTTCCCAGTCCAAAAGATTCAAATAATGCCCTGCGTCCACCCCTGAGCGCCCACATGACCGCATCTGCCTGATGTGGCTTCAATGCCTTATTTATCTTCTCTCTATCTACTTCAAATCCGCTGTCTACTGCCAGCTCTATCTTACTTTCCAGAAATTCCCTGTATGTCATTTTTCAAATGTTTCTCCTTTCCCCTTCCCGCACCCGGCAGGCAGGCTTTACAATGGCTTTTAGTAAAATTGTGATATATAAAATCCCTATCCTGAGATAAAAGGCTATCTAATTACGGGGATGCCCCATGTCTTGTGTATCTGATACTGCAAAGATTCTCCCAATGTTGCCCCTGTCATATCTGCACCGTCGGAAAGGTTTATATATTCTTCTACTGCCTTAACTGCTGCCACCGCAGAATAACAGATACAGCAATAATGACCGACAAGCTCCATTTCTCGCAGAAATTCCCGCTGTTCCTTGCTTGGTATATTGGTGCCGAACTTCATTTCTATGTACATGCCAATATACCTGCCACTTGGGTATGGAAAATGTATGTCAGATACTCCCGCCTTTACGCCCATCTGCTTTAATACAGCCGCTTCTTTTGCATCCCTTCTCCCGCCATTCGGGATATGGTATATCCAGCGCAGTTGTGGGTACATGTCTTCATGGTGCTTACACCACTGCATAAACAGAATCTGCTCTGTATCTTCTCCTTTTGGCTTATATTTCAGATTCATGCCTCTTTACTCCTTCCTGCTACCATTACAAATTATTGATTAACCAACATTTTTCACACCTCCCGTCCTCTTTTCAATTTCATATTTCATGTGATCTGTGAATTCATGGTGTGTATAAAATTCAACTGTTACAATATGCTGCCTACACAGTTCTTCTATCCTGCGCCATTTATCCGCATCTACAACCTTCTTACCTTGGGCATTACAAAAATCATTTAGATACCATGTCTTTAACTGTCCCATGGCGAACATATTGGCGATATACTTGGAATCTTCATATATCGTAATCTCACAGCTCGTATTCATCCTGCCTAGTGCTTTTTCCAGCGCAGTAAGTATAATACCGTTCTGCGTAGTCTCCCCTACGCTTGCATAATCTTCTAGCGTTTTAAGCTCCCCATCCTGCTTCTGAAAAGTAATGTGCTTCCGTTTCTCTGTCCAGTTTACATTCCATCCGAACTGCTTCATTTTTTCTATAAACTTTTCTTTGCTGATACAATTTTCCAGTGCTTTTAACACTGCCATTGCACAGTCCACTACAAAGCTGTCCGTTACCTG